TCGGAATTCCCTTTATAGCCGAGCAACAGGTCGAGCCTGAAGTAACCCATAATTACGCTTTGGTCGTTATGTCGGCGCTCCTAAAGGGCGTCATTAACGCGACGACCGCAACGCCTCCCGTTTCCCCGACCGAAGGAGACGCCTACATCGTCGCGACCTCGCCGACGGGGGCGTGGAACGGGAAAGCGAAAACGATAGCGATTTACTATAACGGCGGATGGCTCCATATCCCGGGCCTCGATAGTAACGGTAGCCAAATTGCCATGTCCTCTCGGCAAGAGGGCATGATGGTTTATAACCAAGCGCTTAATGCGCTTCAGGTATTCGACGGGACGAACTGGCAAGCCCGTTACTTCCTCGAAGCGGCGAAGCAAGCCGCGGTAGCGGACGCGACCGGAGGCGCTACGGTAGATACCGAGGCGCGAGCGGCGCTTAACTCTCTCCTTGCAAAATGCCGAACCCTCGGCCTAATTACGACCTAATCCTATGCAAGAACTACAACGGGATATAGGGCGACACGACGCACAAATCGAAGCCCTAAAGGACGATATGCGCGTGATGAAAGATGATCTAATGGAGATCAAGGAGATACTCTCGGAGGCTCGCGGCGGATGGAAAGTCGCGGCTATCCTCGGCGGCGTTTCGGCCACTATTGGCGCTCTCGTCGCGAAAACTTTATCGTGGATGGGTAACCATTGAATGCTGAAAGTTTGTCCCTTTACGAACCTTTGGCGCGGGGCTAGTCGCGCCTTAGTTCGCCGGTTCCCCGTTTTAATCGGGGTCTCCCTTATTGCGCTCCCGATGGCTACAATCGTGACCATGAGAGACGGCGCTAGGTTTAGCGCTCTTATTTGCACGGTGTCCGCCTCGGTGGGCGCTCTCCTTATTGCACTTTGCGAGACTTTCCATAAATGAAAAAGCCCGAACTGATTCCGGAATGGAAGAAAACCCTTCGTAAGGCATGGTCTATTCGCTTTATCTTCCTCGCCGGACTACTGACCGCAGCGGAGGCGGTCCTTCCCTTTTTTTCAGACAAGTTCGATAAAGGGACTTTCGCATCCTTATCATTCCTCGCTATCTCAGCAGCGCTCGTTACTAGAGTCCTCGTACAAAAGGATTTATAGGGACGTGAATAAGCGCCTCCCCGTGGCCGCGCTAGCCCTTAGCGCTAGCGGTATTGTCGCCATCGCGTTAAGCGAGGGGTTCGTCGGCAAGGCGTACCGCGATATCGTCGGCGTCTGGACTATCGGCTTCGGGACGACCGAGGGCGTTAAACCCGGCGATACGATCACGGTAGAACGCGCTCTAGAGCGGAAACTCGAAGATACTCGGCGCTTTCATGACGGGCTATCGGCTTGCGTCTCCGTCCCAGTGACCCAAAACGAGTTAGACGCTTACCTCTCTTTGGCCTACAACATAGGGACTAGCGCTTTTTGCGGGTCCACCCTTGTAAAGAAACTCAACGCGGGCGACTACGAGGGCGCGTGTAAACAGATCCTTAGATGGAACAAGGCCGGGGGACGGGTCGTTAAGGGGCTCACCATCCGGCGCGAGGCTGAGTATCAAAAATGTATGGATGGGGTCCGTAATGCTGTGGATTAAATGGAGGGCCCGCATTGTCGCGGCCTTTGCTATTCTCGTCGGGGTCCTCGCGGCTTACCTTAAGGTTAAGCGGACGGGGAAGTTAGAGGAACGCGCAAAGTCGGAAGCGCGAAGTATCAAGGCAGAAAATCAGGACTTAAAAGAGGCTTTAAATGCACTCGAAAAGAAGGCGGATATCGCCCGCGCTATTGACGCTATGCCTCCCGGCGATGCTTCTAAGCGCTTGCGCGACGAATGGAGCCGCGACTAAGACGAGCCCTATTAGCGTTTACTGTGCGCTAGCGAACCCTATATATATCTCGAAGTCGGATACGTTTACCGAGGAAACGGCTAAACGTATTCTCGAACATAACGAAACATGGGCGGCCCTATGCAAAAAGTGAAACCTCCCCGGGATGACGGAATCCCGGCGGCCTTCGACTTAGCCTCCCACGAGATAACGGTTATTACGGTTCCCCGTAAGAAGTGGAAACACGGTCCGGACACGGTGGGAGTATGGCTCCCGACCGAGCGCCGAATCGAAATCGTAGGGACTTTACGGGGGTCGTATAGGCAAGCCGTTTTCGTCCACGAACTCGTTCACGCTCTTTTTGAGGTGGCGGGCCATGAAGAACTATCGGCGGATGAGGGAATCGTCGATAGGATCGCGCAACTACTAGCACAAGCACTTAGGAGTTTTAGGTAATGACTGCGAAAAAACATCTAGATTCGTCCGAGGTTTATAAAGTTTACGTCGAGTCCGGCAGGAACCAGAGAGAGGCGGCCAAGCGCCTAGGGATATCCCCGGCTAGCGTCGCCCTTCACGTCTTCAAGGCGGAGGAGGGGAAGCCGGTTAACCGAACTATCGAGCAAGAACTTAAGGCCGCGAAGGAGGAAATTAAGCGCCTCCGACAGGACGAACTTACGGACGAGCGGGTTAAGGAGCAGATTCTTAAGGTCGCGACCTCGGCGGTTACTCCGCCAACTTGGCTAACCCGGCCAACATCGAAGACGGAGCATTTCGCGGGCGTCCCTACCTTGTTCGCCTCGGACTGGCACTTCGGAGAGATTGTCCGACCGTCCGAGATTGGCGGGGTAAACGAATATAACGTCGCCCTCGCAAAGGAGAGAGCGCGGACCTTTATTACGAAGGCTATCGACCTCCTCCGTAACCACTTTAAGAGCGGCAAGTATCCCGGCGTCGTCTTTGCGCTCGGCGGCGATATGCTCTCGGGCGATATCCACGAGGAACTTTCCGAGACGAACGAACTCTCGACGCTCCCGGCTCTTCTCGAACTATCCGGGGTCCTTACGTGGTGTATTAAAACGCTTGCGGATGAATTCGGAGCCGTTTTCGTCCCATGCGTAACAGGTAACCATGGCCGAATGACGCGCAAGCCCCGAGCGAAGCGCCGAAATCATACTAACTTCGACTGGCTCCTATATCAGATCCTCGCTAAACGATTCGAGGACGATAAGCGGGTTACGTTCTATATCCCGGACGGCCCGGACGCTTATTACCGCGTCCATAATGTCCGCTACCTTCTTACCCACGGAGACCAATTCCGCGGCGGCGACGGCATGATCGGAGCCCTCGGCCCTATCTCCCGAGGCGATAAGAAGAAGCGAGCGCGAAACGGGCAGACGGATAAATCCTTCGACGTAATGCTCCTAGGCCATTGGCATCAATATATCCACCTAACCCGGTTTATCGTGAATGGAAGCCTTAAGGGGTACGACGAATACGCGGACTCGAATAACTTCGATATTGAGGCTCCGCAACAGGCCTTATGGATTACGCATCCCGAGCATGGGATTACGTTTAGAATGCCCATATTCGTGCAGAGAGGCGAGAAGAAAGAGAGGACGGAATGGGTAACCTTACCCGCGAACAGTTAGACGAACTCGCTTACTGCGAGCCGGACCTTTGCCAAAATTGCGTATTTTTCACCCTACGCAACGGAACCGGCTTCGGATGCTCTCACCCGGAGGTAGACGATTACCTCCGAGGTGAGGTCCTATGCTTTACTAAGTTATTCCGCTCGGCTTCTAACTACGGCTATCGTCGTCCCAAGTAACCCGCCCATTAAATCGGCGGACCTCTTCTTCTAGGGCTCGGCGCGTCTCCTCTAGAGACCCGTAGCCCGTCCATAGCCACCACCAGAAAACAGAAAGCCTAGTCTTTAGGTCGTTTAGCATCTTCGATTCTCCTTTTCTCTTCTCTCTCAGTTCTCAAAACATCATAGCAGACCGCTAACCTTTGGTTACGGTTCGGATACTCCCATCTCATAGTATCGTCAAGGACGCATCGCGATAGAAACGTCGCGTCGTTCTCTCCGGGCTTCGGCTTAGGTATCGGCATACAAGGCCCTCTCAGGCTACTAGAAAGCCTGACAATAGCGCCTGAGCGCTAGGAAAGCAAAGAATTAATCGTCTCCGTCTCGAATGACGCGGAGCGCGTAAAGGGCTAAAAGAATAAAAACCGCGACTCTGGCCGGGGTAAATAAAAGGACTTCCCGGAAAACCTTTCGCGGATACTCGCCCATCGCTAGAAGCGCGATACTTAACTCGTCCATAGCGCCCGACCGCCCGAATAGGGAGGCTATTTAGCCCCTTCTATAACCCACATAGCGGACTCGTACATAACCCCGAAGGCTAGGCCGAAAACCGCGGCATAAAGAACGAGAACCGCTCCGAAAAGCATGATCGTAGATAGAAGGGCTAGGGCATTTTTCATAATAAAGCCGCCTATTCGCACGGGGGCGGGGCTCCGTAGACTCTCCTAGCGAACTTAGGGGAGAAATTTAGAACGGGATTTCGTCGTTAAAATCCTCTGCCGGGGCCGGTTCCGCGGCGGGCTTAGGCGCTACTCGCGTCGGAGCATCCCCTCGGATCCTTTGCGGGGTAAAGGAGAACGAGAGGAACTCGGAGCCGTTAGCGGACTCCTTCTTCCAGATGCTCACCCAATAATGGTTACCCTCGATCATCGCCTTCCCGCGGAAGTCGGCGTCTTTCTTCCCTTCGCGCTTGTCCGCGCTATTGTCGAATGCCACTCCCGAATTGTCTCTCTGTTCGTACTTACTCATTTCCGTTTACCTCTATGGCGGTAGTTAGTTCCGCCTTCCGTTGATTCTTCGCTTCTTCGATTGCAGCGAGGAGGCTATCGTCCTTCGCCTTCTTCGCTCGCTTCACGGCCTCCACGTAGACGGCTTTAAGAGCCTCCACGTCCGGAGCCGCAAGGATGGCCTCTAATGGGTCCGCATCCGCCAAGGGGCCGCCGGAGGAGGCCTGAGAGCCGCTCATGTCCTGCACCTCCTCGACGGTATAGGTCCCGACCGCAACCCCGGGGAACACGGCCCGGACGCCTTCGGAGATGACGCGAGAGCGGAGCATCTGCCGCGGATACGAGCGCCAAGTCTCTTTATTCGTGAGACCCGCATTCTTCGCCCGCTCGATGGTCCAGTCGATCAGGACCGAGCCTCCTAGCGGATGGGAGAACCGGGCCGATACTTTCGCGTCGGTGTGGTCCACCCATTCAACGCGACCCCCTGCCGCTTGGAAGCGGGCGAGCATCGCATCCGCACGGAGAGCCGGACGGCCTTGTATGACGTGATAATCCCGGGCCGCTATGGCCGGATGGAGCCCCTCGGCTTGCGCTATTAGCATTAGTGACATGGCTTGCTCAGGGGTTCGGACCCCGAACATCCCCGACTTTGCTACGGCTAGGGCCATCTTCTCGATATCGGTTACCGATACCGTCGCTATCTCTTTACTCATTAGACGTTTTCTCCTTTATGGTCATCTCTAGAGCGGCTACCTCGGCGAGAAACGCCTCGATACCCGCGGCTATTTTCTGAATCGCGGCCTCGTCCCTATGGACTCTCTCGACGTAGAGCCGATATTTACTCGGGAGTCTGGGGTCGTAACTAATAAAGTCCGTCCATTTCGCCCCGGTTAGCCATTGTTGGCCGTAGATCTGGGGCAAGTGGGCCGGGTCCATTCCGTTACATAGCGTCTCTAAGTGGCTTCGGGTCGTCGGGCTCTTAATCTCGATAGAGCCTAGGCCCCCTTCGAGGATTCCGTCGGGAGAGGCTCCGGCTTGCAGAGTCTCGTGGCGATAGAAGCCGACCTCGACGACCTCGACTTGGCGAGACCATGCGTACTCGACGCGAGCCGCGGGCTCGTTATCGACTCCCCATTGCATCTCGCTAGTAACGTAGCGACTAACGGCCTCGCCGGTTAAGCGCTCCGCGATAAGTTCGAACTTATAGTCCTCTCGCTTCGCAGATGAGCCGCCACCCTTCAGGACCGAAAGGGCGTCCTTAAATCGAGAAGCGGTACAGACTCCGACGCGAGCGGCTAGCCACTCGGGCGAGCCTTGCTGTAGGTTAAGAACTGGCATTTATTGAACTCCTAGTCGTTATCTTAGTGGCGCAAGCCGTAGAAGTCTAGGAACATTTTTCGATGGCGAGCGGGGCCCTCTTCGAGCCTCGCTTCAAAATTTTCGATAGCCTCTTCCGGGCAAGTCCCCCGGCCAATATCTCCGACGAGCGCTCCGGTGGGGTCCATCTCAAAATAGCACCACATCTCGTTAACGCGGTCGTAGTAAACGCTATTGGTTAGCATGATTAAATTTCCTCTCGAATAAAGTCTAACGGGTAAGTAACAACAGTCTTTCGGCCTTCGTCCGTCTCCGTATTCATGAAATATTTAACGGATGCGGGCCCCGGGAAAATCATTCGGTTACTGCCGCTCGGTGTGACGTGGAGGAATAAGAGCCCCTCCTCTCCGTCGTACTCCTTCGTGGCGCGTCCGATGAATACGAGCCTATTTAGCAGACTCATAAGGAGCCCTCCTCGGCTTGCCGCTTGCGACGCTCGATAGTGCTGATAACGGCGACCCGCGTAGTTTCTAGGATGACGATAGCCCCCAAGTTCTCCCCATAAGACGGAGAGAGCGCGGCGTCCGGCCTATAAAGGATTTCGTTAATCTCCTTTAGTTGCTCGTCGATATGAACGACGAACCTTTGCATGGTGTGAATATCCGTCGTCGGGCGCTTCAGAGCCGCGACCATCTGAGCCGCTCCATTCTTCGCCATGGTGGCCTCTACGCTCATTTTGAAGCCCTCCGCATAGCCTTACTAGCATCGAGAAGCGCCTTACCAGTCTCGGACCACTTAATCGTCGATAACTTGTAGGCCGCTATTTTTGGGGTTAGGTATCTCTCGCCCCCGGGGCCTTCTAACCACCCCACGAAAACGTAATCGTCTCGCCTCCCCTCCATCTCGACCCAACATCCGATATACGCCTTCCCATCTGGAAGTAACGCGACGGCGAATCTAGACCCTTGATCGACGGGACACGGGGTAGACTGAAGGATCACCTCTCCCCTTTGCTTATCGAGTACGACCCCGATAGTCTCGTCCGGGTAGGAATTCCACCCCGAACCCTCCGGAGGAGCGAGCGGGGCCTCCTCGACGCATCCGCCTAAGAGGCCGACGACGCCTATGGTGTAAATCATTGTTAAACGCATAAAGTTAACTCCTAGTGCTAAGGGTTAGGGGGCTTGCGCCCCCGTCGCTCCCCCTCTGTTAGAACGAGTAATCGTGGAACTTTTCGCGGCGACCGAAGTAGACCGAGTAGCCGCCGGACTTCACATAACGGCCCGTATCGGGGTTCAGGTAAACCAGTTCCCAATTTTTTTTGCCGTGGTTATAGCGGAACGAGGAGACCCGGCCTTCGGGGTCGCGCTCGTAGGTGTAGTCCTGCGAATCACTCATGCCGAGTTTATCGGTGCGGATAGCCTTATCGACTTGCACAAAAACGATGTTCGATTGTCCGACCTTCTTAACCTCGATCACGGTAGCGGGCGAGCGGTCCGTCCAGAAACAGAGCGTCGCGGCGTCCCCGACGTTCGGCATAACGGGAGCCGCGGTCGAGGTCATGAAGTGGTTAACGAGTGAGCCGGTTTCAGTTGCGTAGTTCATTTTCGTAATCTCCGTCGGTGGTAAGAATCTATAGGGCTAGATTAATGGCCCTATAGACCCCCGTAAGTCTGCTACCGCACGTAAAACGAAGGTCGTTACTGGAACCAGTATCGAGCCCCGGCGAACTCGACCGTATGGAAGTCCTTTCGGTAGATATCTGCGGTAGCCTCCCAGTCGATAACGATTCTCGACTCGTCGAGGTCCTCCGGAAGGTCTCCGCACCACTTCGCTAATTCTTTGACGTACTCCTCGAAGAACTCATCTCGAATTAGCGTCACCCCCTCTTCGGCTCCTTCCATCGAAAGGCCGTCGATATTGTCGATAGCCTGTTCGAGCCCGAAGAGTTCGAGGCGGTCCTCCTTGTCAAGGGCCCCTGTCTCGTCGAGGACTGTTAAATAATTGACGCGCTCGATCATCGCTCGACTGTTAATTGTCGGGCTTGTGTAATCGAATAACGCTCCTCGTGCTGTAGTCATTTTCTTAACTCCTAGTGAATGTATTTATCGAGCCCGGTTAATCTTAGGTACGTCTCCCATAACTCGGGCAAGTCATAGAAGTAGAGAAGGACGGCGATTTCTACCGCGGCTATCGCAAGCGAGAACCGAACTAGAAACCGAACGAACTTCGAGTCTCTAACCTTACGCAGCAGTCCCATAACTCCCGAGCCTCTCGATTACTTGCCGCTCGTAATCCCCTCTGGCCTCCTCGATGGTGTCGCCTCGACCAGACGGGCCGACCCAGAATCCCCATTTATCCTCGCGGCAATAAACGTACTCCCTCCATGCGTCGTTATAGAAATAAACGTCTTTAAGTTTTGGCGTCTCGGCCATGTTAGCGCCCTTCCTTCGTGACTAGACCCGAGGCCTTTAACCCCTCGGCGATATGGTTAATCTCCGTTACGGCGCATTGTGTAACTAATGCCCCGATAGCCACGAATAAAAAGGCCATTAAAAGAGTCTGTAAATTTCTCGGTGTCATTTCCGTATCTCCTACTTTGCTAAGTGGTTACTAGTTACTACCTTCGTACAGTACCCGCCTTGCTCGGCGAGTAATCTCGATATGCTCTCGGCGTTAACTGGAATCTCCATCCCGAGGATCTCGAAGTCGCCCCCGGAGGCCTCCCCGACCTTTAGCGCTTCGCGCTTGCGGGTATAGACCCCGAGGATATCCCCGAGAGGAGTTCTCACTAGATGGAAGCGCATTAGAGGCCCTCCCCATGCGCGACCTCTACTCGAAGCCCGTTAGCAATTGCGCGGTCCTCGAATGCGTAGCCTTGCGACTTGTAAATCTCCGCGCTTACCGAACAAGCGCCGAACTGAGTTTGAAACCACTTCCGGCCCTTATCGCTAGTCGGGCGAACCGTAAGAGTCGTAGCCTCGAAGGAGGCGGGGAAGGTGATTCGAATATCTGAGGTGGTCATAAAAATATCTCCGGGGTAATGAATGTCTATGGGACCTAGATTACTCGCTCTAATTTCTATGTAAGTCTGCTACCGCACGTAAACGCTACGAAGTTTAAATCTCGGCTAGCCGTGCCTTAAACCTTGTCAAGGTATCTATATGCGCTTGGCCTCCGTATAGCGCGACCTTACGCTCCCATTTCCGAACCTTTGCGCGTAACTCGCGGCGCTCAATAGCGGCCTCTCTATTTAGGTCGGCATAAAACTTTTCTTTACGAGCGTCGTAAGCAGTTTTAATTGTTTTCACTTTCGTATACCTCAGAAGGGGCGGCTTATGCCGCGACCTCGATTTCGTGCCGCATCGCGACACAATCCATCCCGCGGCGAGCCCTTAAAAACTTAACGACCTTTATAGCGCGCTTGTACGAAACCAGTTTCGGCGAGAAAGCGACCGAATAAGTGGCTTGATCTGGAAAGACTCGGATTTCATATAGTGCTTTTTTCATGTCCGTTTACCTTTTGTTCCGTTGGCGTGTTGTCGATGGGGTAATCCTAGACAAGGCTTTTTTCTATGTAAGTCTGTTACCGCACGTAAACGCTACGAAGTTTCCGAAGCCGGGAGGGGCGGCTTACGCCGCCACCTCCGTTTTAATTTCTACTTCTGCCTCAGTCTCAATCCATACTCTAGCGCCACACGATAGCGGCTTGTCGGGCGAGTACACGATGCGCGAAGGGCCATGAATTACAACATCGTGAGCGTATGTGTTGGACTTGTACGTTTTCACGGTAAGCACAGGCTCTTTTGTTTCTGACTTTATGTTGCGACGAATCGCGTGTTGGTTGACGTGGATAATGGTTTTCACTTTTCCTCCGATGCTTGCAATGCTTTCAGTACTTTTTTTGCGATGCGGCCACTCATGGTGAGTTCGAAAAAAACCTCGGTAAATACCTTGTCTTTTCCAGAGCGCCACCCCCAAGTACATACCGCATGACGCGACCCGGAGATGCTCACGCATTGACCGTCGATCAGGGTAGCGGTGTAGACCTTGCCGTCAACCCGTACGTTCTGTTTGATAACTTGCATTGTCGTTTACCTTTTGGTCCGTTGGCGTGTTGCCGTTGTCGATGGGGTAATCCTAGACAAGGCTTTTAGGGATGTAAGCGCGGTCTCGCACCTAACTAAAAGAAAGCCGGGAGCGGGATTAGCGCCCCCGGCCCTTCCCCCTAGAGCGACACCTCCCGGGCTACCTTTGCGGCCCGGGCTATCGCCATGCGCTCGATGAGCGCGACCCGTTGTTCGGTAGTGATCTCTCGTCGCTTGCGCGGAGCGCGGAACTTAATTCGGTGCGACTTAAACGAGTCTTTAAGCCGGTTATAAGATTCAAGGCCTAAGACGTAGCGGACGAGAAGAAGGTA